TGAGAACCCATCTGAATTTTTATCTAATTTTCTTTATGTGTCTGGGATAACAAGTTTATCAGACATAATTGATTTTACTGCAGATATGACTTGGGTTGGTTCTGAAAATATTTCAAACTTTGATGTTTTTATTAACGGAGATTATTTTGGGTCCAACGTTAATAAGATTCAAATAACTACCAATGATTTGTTAACGATTACCGTTACTAAAAATGATAACACACAAGAAGGTATAATTAAGTTCGATTGTAACTTAGTTTAGTTCTCACCGTAAACATCCTTCTTTTCTTTACACTTTTCTTGTATCAAATTTTCGAGAAACTTATATATTTTTATACCCCTCTTATCACAGTATTTTTTCAACATATCGTGGGCTTCAGGTGATATCTTTATATTCTTTATTTCTTTGTTTGTTTTCATAGGCAGAAAAAAGGCAGAATTAATTCTCCCTGTTTACAAATAGATATCCAAAAGTCAAGTTTTTTCATTCAGATATGAATATTTATCAATAAAATAAATCTGCAAAGAACAATTTTATAATGGCAACACAAGTAAATCAAAAAGTATATGTATCACCTGGAGTTTATACCTCTGAGACAGATTTGTCCTTCGTGGCACAAAGTGTCGGTGTGACTACATTAGGTTTGGTTGGAGAGACAATCAAAGGTCCTGCATTCGAACCAATTTTCATCACGAACTATGACGAGTTTCAAGCTTACTTCGGTGGCAGTGAACCTACAAAATTTGTGAACACACAAATCCCAAAGTATGAGGCAGCTTATATCGCTAAATCTTACTTACAACAATCAAACCAATTATTCGTTACAAGAATTCTTGGATTGTCTGGTTATGATGCGGGTCCTTCATGGAGCATCAAAGTTAAAGCTAACGTTGACCCAACAACTATTGGATTCAACCCTTCAACACCAACTCCTTGGTCGGTAAACTTTACTTTTAATTCGTCTGCGAACACAATATCTTTTGGTACTGCGTTCCCTACACCTATTCAAAGTAATTTAACAGAACAATATAGAATGTTCGATGGAAGTACTTCCAATATTCAAGCAGATATCATAGGATTTATTAACGACATTATTGCTAACAATAGTGTTTCAGGTAATACAGGTAACATTTATGGTACCTTACCTGAAGGTGATTTTTACGCATTTTTAGCACAGTATCCTAATCTTAACAACGTTTATGATACTAATAGTATGAACGTTGCGGCTAACGACTTAACTGATTCTGATAACGACGCTTGGTACTACGCAAACTTTGATAACTACAGTGGAGATAACTACTCGGGTTATTCAATGGATTATGTAGTAACTGCAATCGCATCTGGAGCAAGTTCAACATATACTGGTACTTTATCAGGTAATGTTTATAATTGGTCAGGTACAGCATTTACAGATTACAACAACATGGTTGTTGCAACACTTCGTTCAAGAGGTATTTCTCTTTTTGAAAATAGTTCTACAAGTAATGCTCACGGACCAATTTATGAAGTTAACTCAGGTGGAACAGTTGCAGGTTTAAGTGCACTTACAATGGTATGTAGTGGACAATATTCAGGAGTGACTAAAAATCCTTATGAAACATTCTTACTTTCAGGTGTAACCAAAGATAATGATACTTTCAGTTTCGAATTATCATTAGCAGCGGCTTCATCTAAATTTATAACTAAAGTTTTAGGTTTCGATAACTTCGGTAAGTCAAGACAAGAAGTTCCTGTTTATGTTGAGGAAGTTTACCCATCGTCTTTAGCTTACGCATACAATCAAAGTTACATTCGTGGATTAGATTGTGAGTTAATCGGATTACCAGGAGCGCGAACAGAAGATTCAAGTTCAATCGCTTACAACTTAGAAAAGTATCAATCACCTATGACTCCATATTTGGTTTCAGAATTGAGAGGTAATAAGGTATACAAATTATTCAGATTTATTTCAATATCTGACGGAGACGCAGCAAACGTTGAAGTTAAAGTTTCAATCGCTAACCTTTCTTTCAATAACATGACTTTTGATGTTCTTGTTAGAAATTTCTTTGATACAGATGCTAATCCAATAGTGATTGAGAAATTCACTAACTGTAACATGGACCCTAACTCTAACAACTTTGTTGCTAAGAAGATTGGTTCATCAAATGGTGAATACGCTCTTATTTCAAAATACATAATGGTTGAGATGTCTGATGAAGCTCCAATTGACGCATTACCTTGTGGTTTCTACGGTTACACACAAAGAGAATATGCTTCAGTATCGAACCCTTCACCTGTACCTCAATTCAAAACAAAATATTATTTCCCTGGTGAAACAATTGCTAACCCACCGTTTGGTACACCAAATGGAGATAACTCAGTTGAGTCTCCTGGTGATGTAGTTAGAAGAACTTATTTAGGTTTTTCTACATCAATAGGTATTGATGAATCTTTCTTAACATATAAAGGTAAACAAAATCCTCAAAGCTGGATTTTAGCACCAGCACCTGTTGAAGGTGCATCTTGGAACTACCTAAGTAAAGGTTTCCACATGGACTCAGGAGCAACAGTTGTATCAATTGCTAATTCATATCAAACAAGTGGTAGTCCAGCATTTGAGTGTGGAGTTGCAGACTTCAGATTCGACCCAGAGACTCAAGAAAATCCTTACTACTTCATTTACTCAAGAAAATACACAGTATGTTTTGCAGGTGGATTCGATGGTTGGGATATCTACAGAGAATATAGAACAAATGCGGATAGATTCCAACTTGGAGCTTCAGGTTACTTAGCAGGAGCTGCGGTTTCTACAAGATACCCGACAGCGACAGGTCAAGGATTGTTCAAGAGAATTGTAGTTGAAAACAACACACAAGATTTTGCAAACACTGACTACTACGCTTACTTACTTGGTATTCTTTCTTTCAGAAATCCCGAAGCGACAAATATCAACGTATTTGCAACTTCAAGTATAGATTACGTTAATAACTCAAACTTGGTTGAAGAAGCGATTGATATGATTCAATTCCAAAGAGCGGATTCGGTTTACATTGCTACAACACCTGACTATCAGATGTTTACACCAGATGGAACAAGTTCACTAGACATTATCTACCCTCAAGAAGCGGTTGATAATTTGGATAATACAGGAATCGATTCTAACTACACAGCAACTTACTACCCATGGATACTTGTGAGAGATACTGTTAACAACACACAAATTTACTTACCACCAACAGGTGAAGTTTGTAGAAACTTAGCGTTAACAGATAACATTTCATTCCCATGGTTCGCATCAGCGGGTTACACAAGAGGTCTTGTTAACTCAATCAAAGCGAGAGTTAAGTTGACTCAAGAAGATAGAGATACTCTTTATCAAGGTAGAATCAACCCAATCGCAACGTTCGCAGATGTCGGTACAGTAATTTGGGGTAACAAAACTCTACAAGTTGCAGATACAGCACTTAACAGATTGAACGTTAGAAGATTGTTATTACAAGCTCGTAAGTTGATTTCAGCAGTAGCGGTTAGATTGTTGTTCGAACAAAACGACCAAGTAGTAAGACAACAGTTCTTGGATAGTGTTAACCCAATCTTAGATTCAATCAGAAGAGATAGAGGTCTTTACGATTTCCGTGTGACTGTATCTTCTTCTCCTGAAGACTTGGATAGAAACACTTTAACAGGTAAGATTTACTTAAAACCAACGAAGGCATTAGAATTCATAGATATTGAGTTCTTCATCACACCTACAGGTGCTTCGTTTGAAAATATCTAATAAAAACGGGGGGACCAAATCCCCCCATTTTTTAGCCAACTATTATGAGAAAAGAATTCACAGAAGGGTTCAAAGATGAGAAAACTCCAGACTTAAAGTATTACGCTTTTGACTGGGACGATAATATTGTACATATGCCGACAAAGATTATTCTTAAAGATAAGGATGGTAATGAGGTTGGTATGTCTACAGAAGATTTTGCTGAGTACAGACACGAAGTAGGTAAAAAAGATTTTGATTATAAAGGTAAAACAATTGTTGGTTTCGCAGAAAATCCTTTCAGAAATTTCAGAACTGAAGGAGACAAGGATTTTTTAATTGACGCAATGCAAGCTAAGAAAGGACCAGCGTTTGATGATTTCAGAGAGGCAATCAATAATGGTTCGATATTCTCAATCATTACAGCCCGTGGTCACAACCCACAAACTTTGAAAGAAGCTGTGTACAATTATATTGTGAACGATTTTGAGGGGATTTCAAAAGACCAACTTATTAAGAATCTAAAAAAATATAGGTCGTTTGTCGGTGAAGATGAAATGTCGGACAAAGAATTAATCGATTCATATTTGTCTTTAAACAAATACCACCCCGTTTCTTTTGGAGACGAAGCGGGTGCAACAAATCCCGAGGAAGCGAAGGTTAGTGCAATGAATGATTTTGTGGATTACATTAAAGGAATGGCTGCTATACTTAATAAAAGAGCCTGGTTAAAAA